ACAAATTTCTCATTTGCTCTTTAATAAGAGCCACTTCTTCTAATTTTGTCATTTCAAATTAATTTTTCTAAGTTTTCTATTTCGAATAAATAATCACTGTTTGCATTAAGAAGCTTTTCTACTCCTTCAATGCTTCTGACTGTTACATCTGTACCGAAGAATGCAGGGTCAGAAACCGGGGAAATATCAGAGATATAATCAATCTCATGTACGACACGTAATAGCATCCCGTCTTTCTTTGAATATGAAACTTTAGCTTTGTCCTTATCATCTGCATAGTAAGCGAAGGAAGAACCAAAAATATCTCCGCGCTCAATCATTTCCGCTGCAAAATCGCCGTCGCTAGTATGTGGAGAAACAAAGCGGTATCTTAACCCATAATCATCAATGCTTAACGAAAGAGAGCCTATTCCATAACGGCATCTTGCTAAAAGTCTATGCTTGTCATGTTCCAAAACGGCTTTTACATCACACCGACTTAATAACTCCTCAGTAATAGCACCGCGTTCTATGACTTCAACGAAAAAACGTTTCCTCTCTTCGTCATACATAACACGGCTTTCTTTTCCGAAAACTACCGCGTACCCTTCAATTACTCTTCCTTCAGATAATTTTGGTGCGCCTAGTTCTGTAAAACTTCTTATTTCCATTACCTTTTTACCCTATGTTTTTATATCCGTTTTTGGTAGCGCACTTTCACCCTTAATTTTCGGAGAATCAATCGGGGCAACATTACAGGACATGAACGCAATGTCACCGCCCGGTATAGGGGCTTTGTCTTCTCGCGTTACTCTCCACTCATTAGGCGTGGAAACGCCGTATTGAATTTCTTTCTCCATGCATGCCGTTTGTGTTGCTATGTCAGTTTTATAAAGCGCCTTGCGGTCAAACTCTATTTTATAGATATGGGAGATTGTTCTAGGAATAAGTTTTGAATTAAATTCCGCCTCAATCCGGCACAAAATAGGGTCTAAAGTATCTGACAAAAAAGCAACTTGACTCATTTCAGACGCTTTGTAATTGGTTGATTGTCCGGCAAACACCTTATCTGGGTGAACTCCGTAAAATCGGCAAATATCAAAAACTGAAAATTTCTTCGTTTCCAAAAGTTGAGCGTCAGCCGGAGTAATAGAAAGTTGTGTAAAAGTCATATCTTCATTGACAGACGTTATGTCTCTACCACTATTAAAATCTTTCTCCACCCGTGCCGCTACATCTGAGGTTTGTTTATCAGCTACAGTAGACAACCCTTTCATTCCACCTTTGACACCGGAAATAATTCCCTTTATTTTGCTTCCATTCTGAAAAGTTCTCAGACTTTGATTATCTGCACTGGCTGAAACGGAAAGAACCGTACTTGCATAGGTAATTGTACTAACCCCTGTATATCCACCATCAAGGCTTTTATTTTTTAAATGGATAACACTTTCAGCCGAATAAGTTCCAAATATTCTATTTATTGCGTCGCAAATGGTGTATTCATCTCTATAAATATCGTATGTCACGGAATTATTTGAGCACAATATTAATTCGGAGGTGTCCCCGAACATTTGTTTAATGAATATGTAAGCATTACCACGGTTAACCATCTGGATAATAGCATTACAAATTAAATCATAGCTATTCATGCGCCTGTTAGCCTTTTTAGTAAGCAGATAATGTAGTTCATTCTCATCATCCACTTTGTAATTTCCAGCATTCTGTTTCCGCTTAACATACAGCGGCAAAGAAGCAATAGTGCCAGAAAGAATATCGGTACACCGGAAGGCTGTTGACAAGCGCATCGCTTGCTCTGGTGACTTAACAGAAACAGGCTGTTCTTTGGTAGTTCGGTCTCTTACCTCTACTATTTTTTCCTCCTTTTCTGACTGTATAGAGCGTTTTTCTTCTCTACTACGTCCTATTTTAAAGCTAAATTCAATTCCCATATTCGTTGTTATTCTGTATAATTATTGAATAAATGAAAAGTCATTAAATTGGTTATCGTAGAATCAATCTTTGCATTATGCGTTTTTTTAATAGGCTTTCTATTGCAGTTTCTATCTTCATCCAAGACCGCATTAGCAAAGCAATAAGGAGTTATCGGGTTCGGGTCGAAACTGATTTTATTACTATAGATGGCTATTTCAAACGATTCTACCGGGCTTGTAAATGTGCCGTATGTCTGCTTAACCGGGTTAATTATATCAGCCTCACCACCTACGGAAGACGACAAAAGGTTCACAAATTCGGCAGACTTATACGGGTCGTACCCAATACCCATAATACATAAATAGTTAGCCATTTTCAGTATATCATCAACTATCTGCTGATAGTCAATTATATCACCTTTACACAATTTCAAGTAGCCAGCTTTAACCCAGCCTCTATATAGTTCACAGTTCGGATGCTTTTCTAATGCACCCTCCGGGAAATAATAGTCAGTATAAGAATGAAACGATTTACTATCAACCGAATAAAGATTATATGTGACCGTTGAAAAGTCGTCTCTTACCGATAAGTCAACCCCTACCATTGTTGGCGGTTTACTTGTTATGTTTTCTATATGAACCTTTTTAAACCGTTCTTCTATTTGTTTCGCCTCTATCCAAGTAGTTGTACTATTAGAAGCGAAAATATTAAGTAGTTTCGTGCGAAACTCCAACGCATCATCCGCACTATACAAAGCCTTTTGATATTCACTTTTATAAAAATCCTCATAAACCGTAACGCCCAAATGCGGTTGTACTTTTCGCCATGTCTCCGGGTCGCCCTCTTCGTCGTCTACATCCGGTTCAAATATATGTGCAAATATTGCGTCGTTATCCAGTTCTCCGCGTAAGATGGCTTTATAGCCTTTTAACATCTCGACAAAAGGACTTGTATGTTTATCAGATGCCGTTGTTATAACGACGGTTAAAGGGTTGAGACGCGCGCCCATTGAGGACGTTAGAACGTTCTTCAATGCCGCGCTGTCTGCCTGTGAGTATTCATCCAATATAACCGTACTTGCGTTCAAACCGTCTAACTTGTCGGGATTAGATGCCAAGCACCGGGCGAATGATGTTTTTCCCTTTATTCTGTTATATATAATTTCCCTGTTTATAGTGAACCGTCTTAACTTTGGGTCTAGTGCTTTTAGTATGTTCCGTATTTCGTCAAAACAAACCTTTGCTTGATTATATGAGTTTGCAGCTACATACGTTTGCGCATTGGCATCACCGAAAAGCAAATCATATATCGCCAAAGAGGCGACAGACGTTGTTTTGCTGAATTTACGCGGCACAAACAAAAGCACATCACGAATAACCCGCCGATTAGTGCCGGGATGATAAAACCCTAAAATATTGGCGAACTGAAATACCTGTACAGGGGTTAACTTATATTTGGTTTTCCCCTTTGTACCGCTAAACTTTAAATTCTCATAGAAAACTATGTATTTCTTTACCTCCGACGTTCTAAAATTATATTTGTCTAAGAAGCGAAAGAAACGTGATACAGCTAAAAGCTCATACAGGTTATGTTTGTCCGGGTTATCTATACATGCACAAACATAGCTGTTCAATCGTTCGTCAGTTAATACCAAGCGATAAGAGTAAACGTTTATCGCTTGTAATGACGCAACCGTAGCCCGCTTTAATTCAATCAATAAATTACTGTTCCCCGGCTCCATTCACTTCATTTATAAAATCGTTAACCTCATCATCTTCGGAAACAGAAAGAGTCTGTAACGTCAAACCAAGTTCACGTAATTGTTTACGCGTCACTTCCAGCGAATCAAATAAAACTTTGAATGCCGGATGTGCTACAAGCTTCGTGTTTTCCTCGCGCGTTTTCTCTTTTACAAAAGACTTCATTCTTTTTTTGGATATATCAGAAAGAGCAATTCGGAACGCCATATAAGAACCCGCACAAAGTTCTATACACAAATCCAAATCGGGAATGTACGTACCTTGCGAAGTCATTGCATCGCGGATTTTATTTTTGATGTCGTCTAAATCACTCATTTTGCACACGCTTTTGCACATAAGTTTTTTATGTTAGTGTTTGGTAGCGCGTGACTTAACCAGAAAAAGCAATCCCCCCCAACGAACCCCACCGTTTGAAAAAAACTTCGCGCGTGTAAAAACTAGGGGGAGTGGGTTTAAAGCCTTCCCGCCTCTCAAAAAAAAATCGCCCCCCCTCTCATCGAGGAAAAGCGATTGTAAACAATTCGGAAGACACTGATTCTATGGCAGTTCTTCAATCACAATGTAAGATGCTTTGTGACCGTTAGAATCATTCAGAAATCTGTCAGCAAAACGCTGTGTAGCTCTTTTGTTGTTATCCTGTATTGATTCTTTAGAGTGGCTGAACGCTCGTTTATGTATGTCAGCGTGGCAGGCATGACACAGACTTTGTAAATTCGACCAATTAAACATCAATCGTTCCATTGCCGCCGCACCTGCAACGCTTTCGACTGGCGTAAGGTGATGTACTTCGGTTGCAAGTGTGCTAACGTCACGTTTGGCGCATTCTTCGCAAACCGGATTAGCTTTTAGTTTCTGCACGCGGAGTTTCTTCCAGCGTGCAGAGTTAATTAACTTTATGTATATCGGATTGCGACTCATAGTTCTTGTTTGTCAAGTCCATTAATGAAGTATTTCACGCGTGCACAATTACCATCGCAACACGTTGTTTTAGTTTCTCTCTTATGTAGTAGGTTCGCACAACCGCGGCTAACCTTTGACGGGCACATCTGCTTACATACTTCTACGGCGTGGCGTCTTGTTACTTCTCTTTGATAATCAGCACCTGCACAAAACATGTGTGATGCAACTTCCCCTATTGAGGCTTTAGTTACGATATCTTCAACATCCATACAGCTTCCATTCTCACAAAAGCACTCTTTATTATGCTTATCACACCATCCATTACCGAACGCATCTTCATCAATGAAGAACCTGCATTCACCACATACTTTGTATTTATTTTCCATTTCCCAATTATTTTAAAGTAGTATACTCAAAATTAATTCTCTCACATTGATACATGCCGACTAATTCTGCACGTGTCTTTTCTAAATCTTCTGTCTGTAATTCGACATTGTAGGCAGACCGTGTATCTGATGATACACATACAATTCTGTTTATTAGATACATGATTATTTCTTTTTCGGTTTATACTTCCATCCGTTCAACTCGTAGCACTGTTTGCGTATGGTTTCTTCGTCCCAATTCTGATTAATTTTAGTCGCTGTCCCGTTGCCATTGTCTTTATATAGCTTATAGCTACCCATGTGACGGGAATAATAATACTTTGGATTGTTCATTTCTGTCTTGATTTGATTAAAACGGAAGATCATCACCCAACACTGGACGGCAATCTCTAACCGTAAATTTATTTACTTCAAAGGATTTGATAGAGCAAAGAACATAAGCCTTTCTATTCAAAGATTCTGCTAATCGTTTAGCCTCTGTCTCTGCGCTTGTCAGATCGCTGTGTTTATACGCTGGGGTATGTTCACCCTCTACATATACCATAAAGAAAAAATCTTCTTTCTCGTTCATGTTTTTATTGTTATTCGTTAATACTTTCACTGTCTTGTAATTCCTCATTCTTGCTAACCTTCTTCACCGGAATACGCAATTCTTTTTCAGTGAATTTGTTCAGCATATAGCTATTTGCTTCGTCCCAGCATCCAAAGTTTAAATTAGGGTCAATGTAAAGTGCATACAGCGTTTCATTTAGTTTATCCATGCTGCCGAAGCAACTAGAATTAATATTGCTGCCTATAGCCTTAAACTGATTGCTAAGGCGTTTATAGTTCTCTGAAACAAACCTATCAATATAGGCTCTATTTTTGTTATTCACAGCGGCACATTGTACCGGAACATCATGCAAATAGTTTGCATTAAATAGTTTCTTCAATTTTCCCATAATCTTAACTGTCCTTGTATTTCGTCTAATTTAGACTGCGGTAATTTCCGCTTTGGTTTAACGAACTCAAAATGCTTCTCCGCTTCTGAGTAATCCGCGAACATGTCTTTTATTTCGTCCGGTACGGGTTCTTCCGTTTCATCATGTTCTGGGTCTGCAACGCGAAGGAAACAGGCAACGAGATATTGTATAATCTCATAGTTGGAACTGAACCCGTATTTATCGCGTATCTCCGAAAGCCGTTTAAAATTGTCTATGTCGATGCGGGCTACAATTTTGCCGAACATCTTAGTTTTATGTCTTCTCATTAGCTATTTTCTTAAACTGTCTCCTTTGAACACTACCGGGGTAGTAATAGCCCGTAATCGGTCTACCGTCCTCTCTCCGTACTTCTGTTTCAATTCAGACAGTGGCAAATTGGTAGTTATAATCAATAATTTCCCTTTTTTCTCCGCCTCGTCTACTAATTCAGCAAAAGACAGCCTTCTTTCGCCGTATTTCACACTCAAAAACTCCGTCCCTATGTCGTCTACATAAATGATGTGTTTTTGCTTCACAGCGTCTAAATCAGCGTTCAGTTGCTGCGCGTCGTAGCATGATACCACCTTATTACAATGGTGATTCAATAAAACAGGGATTATCTTTCCACAAATGAGCGTTTTTCCGCGCCCGCAATTCCCAATGCAAAGTAACCCACGCCCTTTGTTGTCAGTGAGCCATTTTGCAACCTCATTGTATTCCGGTTGCCACGATGCACTATCACCAGCAAAAAACCGGATGCCTTTCCATAGAGCCACTTTTGCATCTGGAACGGAAATAACAACCCTGTTTGGCACGGGATTAAAACCTATATCTGCCAAATTAGAAAGTGCTTTTTTAAAATCTACCATAATTCCTCGTTGTATTTAGATTGCGAGTTGTCATGTAATACAGTCCCTACGTCTGTATTCGGGCGACGGCTTGTCTCTCTGCCTGCCCACGTTGCAAGCCGTTTGCTAGCCTCCCACGTCGTTTGTTTTTCAAATCGCATCTTTGTTCCAGTTCTCGTTAATTCGCTCCAATACTCAAAAAAGGCTCGTATCATTTCCTTGCCGTACTTATCGACAAAGGGAACTAAGGTTTGATAGAACTCGTCTTTTCGTTTGAGCGTAGCGGCTTTAGCCGCGTCCTTCTTTGATACACCGTTAGGTGTATTTTCTGTATTTACATTAACATTATCATTTACATTTACATTAGGTTCGTCTTTGGTTTCGTTTTGGTTATTTTTTGGTTTTTCATTGGTTTTATTTTGGTTTCCATCCGGTTTACCTTCGCTTTTTGGTCTACCACCTTTTTTACCATTTTCAAACCGTTTATTATTCACGTCTATTTGCGGTTTCATCAGCGTAAACACGCTGCGAGCTATAGGCTTTAGATTTTCAGTTTCCTTACCGTATAGGCTATACTCCATTATAGCCGTGTAAATCTCACCCTGAACATCTCTAGGCAAATCTTTGATAGCATCGTAGAAACTTCTATAAAACACAAAACTTTCACGCATAATTAAACCTCTCTTACTTCTTGAGATACAAGGGACAAACCCTAACGCCCACTGACTTGTATGTCTTATAAGCAGAGCAGAAGCACATAAAATCGTCTTCTACCCCGGCTTTCTTACAAGTCCTGCAATTTCCCATTATCGTACTTTTCTTCGCCATCTCTACACCTCATTTATTTTAATTCCGTACATATACAGCATCAGTTTTCGTTTGATGATATACTCTTTCGTTCTCATTCCCTTACTATCTTCAACGACTAACACACCATCACGCAAATATTGAAAATCAGCCCTATAGCAAACAGAACGTTCTACAACTTTACCTTTGCCGTTATTATCGCGTTGCGACGGAATTAGCTCGTATTTTATCTGTTCCTGTAGACCGGAAATAATTCCTTTCTTTTCTAGCTGTTTCAGTTCTTGCGCCCGATAGTATTCCCTCTTTGAATCATAACCCTTGTACTTGATATTATTATACTTTGCCATTTTTGTAGTTTTTAGAGAATAAGGGGTCGGTAAAATGGCGACCCCTTACCACTGTCTTATTTCTCAGATACTTCTTTTTCTTTAGCTGAATACGGGTAAACGTCCATAATATCAGTTTCTTTCACCATTTCTATAGTGTAGTCTGCCATCGTACCTTTCATTTGCTCTACAACCTTGTCTTTTGCTTCCTGCAAGTTATCAGCCTGTACAAGAATATTAGACTTTGTTTTCTTCTCTGCCGCCGTCTTTTCGTCCAGCGTAATAAATGCCAGACGGCATTTAAAGAAGCGGTCGCCATCGCCTAAGAACGTTTCATCATAAGATGCACGCTTTATTGCCATGATGGAAAAATCACCGGAAATGAACGGGGTCACTTCTTCAATGGTGCGTGCTTCTGCCTCTGTGAAAGATAATGCATCAACTAAGTAAGGTTCAACCACTTTTTTATCCTTTCCGTTTTCCATTGTTTTCTCATAACGGACTTTGCTTTCAAACCAAGTGTGTAACATAATTTTTTGTTTTAAATATTAATAGTGTGTTGGGAACAAGCCTTTTTACTTGCGATAATTTTGCGTATTTCTTTTTTAATCCGGCGTATCTGATTTTGTATAGGAACATTCCCTTTCGCCTGTTTTGTAAGTACTTCAATCTCTAACCGAAGCGGCAGGATAACCGTTGCCGCCTCAATGCATTCGGGGAAATCCAGCCCGGTTTTTAAAGAGCATTCTACAAGCACATCGGCGAATCTGATACGGTCTGCCAGTTTCTGAATGTTCTCCTCATGCTCTGCCCGGTGCATTTCAATTATCCGCCCGTTATTGGTGTACCCGTCATATATGACATAATACAATACATCTACGTCCGACATACCAACGAAGTGACCGAGGAACTGCCAATAGTATTCGTCTTTCTCCGTTATCTCATTAAGAAATTGCAGAGTTTCAATTTTTCCTTGACTCATTGGGCACTTGATTTCACCCAACGCCTTTATTTTACCATCTAAGCCATATACATAGAAATCGGGGCTATCTCCAAAGCCCGCAAAGGGTTCATTGAACACGATGTCGGGAAAGTCAGTTGTACAGGATTTCACCTCATCTATTAACTGACTCCTTACCCACTCTACCGCCAGCGGTTCATTTTCATGCCCCCAATCGAACGCCTTACATGCGCCATTTTCACGCGTTATCCCGGTTCTACGCTCGTATCTTACGAGATACAACGCGTCAAAAAACGCCTTACCGTAGGGTGTTCCCTTACCAGCTTTCATTAGATCGGGCAAAGTGGATGATGTTATTTTCCCGTGTCTCTTTGCCTTCCAATCGTATTCCTTCTGTTCGGGTGATTTAGTTGCTACTGATTTCATGTTTCTGCAATTCTTTAATTTGTTCTTTAGTAAGTTTATACTTTGTCAGTACTTGCGTCACAGTGTACCCACCTGCTAGCCCGTCCAGTATATTTTTCCATATCACCGAACCAGTTTGAACCGTCGGGCGTTCTTCTGATAGTTTCGGAGCAAACGGGCGGACGCGCAAACAGTCTGTCATTTCTCCGAAAGCATTGATACGGGTAGAGCCTATTTGTATCTGCTTGTTTACCCATTCTTCGATATTGGGCGTATTGAACAGCTTCTCTATGGTTTTGCAGTTTGTTTTGTTCAAAATCATAGGTTTCGTGTTCTCATGGAAATAAGCGACAAAGCATTCACTTTTTTGCCCATTTGCGCCCGTTACCATCTCCTTTTTAGTCTCTTTAAGGGTTAGTATAATATCCTTTCCATCTGGCAGGGAATACGCGCCCAAATAATCATAATTGAACTGGTTTTTCCAGTGTGTTAGATGTTCCATTTTATTATATGTTATAATTGAATTGGTTTATCCATCGTGTCAAGCGTTCCAAATTCATAAAAATAAAGTTCGCTCATATAGTCATTTTGATAAAGTTGCCTGTAGCATTCTTGGCAAACTGTTATAGTTTCCTGTATATGCTCTCCATGCTCTACTACTTCGGTGTCCACTTCTACGCCATCATCCGGCATTATCACCTTATTACAGTCAGCGCAATGCCTACATTTGATTTCAGCTTTCATATTTCCTTTGGTTTACGTATGTGCATGCAAGCACATACGACACTGTTAATACAAGCACACAAAGCGCGATAATGAGTTTTCCCGGTTCGGGTTCACCGTCTGCCAGTGAACAGGTTAATAACATGCCGATAATTGCTACCGGACTTTGTTTCAATGTTAGCATTATTATAAATTTAATGATTAAAATTGGGGTCTATCGTATAGCGTAGGACATCAGAACCGTTACATTCCCATCTACCGTTTTGTTTGTCGGTAGTCTTTATTGCTCTTATTCTGTCTTCGGCTACAAGCCTTTCAAGCCGTCTTTGACCGCCTACAAGCACTTGAGCTTGTCTTTTGCTGAACGCTACGTTTTGGGCGGCTCTCAAAACGGTATGATATCTATCAAATTCGATTGTATAATCCGCAAAACGAAATGTTCGCCACTTTTCAAACGAAGCGATATTTCATACAAAACGAAACGTCCTCCAAAAAATAATTTTCCAAAGTATTCAAGAGGCAGTAAAAAAAGCACTGGAAAATTTTGTTTCTCCCAGTGCTTTTTTCTTTAAATTCCGTTGGCTATGTCAGCTAAAATTCGTACCTTTATACAGTGTTAGAGTAGTGTTCGTACACCATTCAAACACTATTTGAAGACCATTTGCATCAGGCTGCGATTGCCTGCTCTTCATCCGGTACCGTATACAGCATCATGTCCGTGTACTTGGAGTTATAGTTCACGCTTGCATTGAACTCCACCTTTCTGCATTCCCCGAACGGGTTGCCAAGAAACGGGTTCCGACCCATCCAGTCACACAGTTCCAGGATGGAAGACTTGTTCGAGGTGAAGTACACGAACGCATGTCCTTTCAGCACGTTCAACACGTCCAAATAGTCAGCCAGGCGCCAATACATTTTGTAGGTTCCCACTTCAGTGGAAAGGTACGGCGGATCAACCAGGAACACCACGCCCGGAACATCCTTGTAACGTTTGAACACTTCCTTGTAGTCTTCGCAGGTGACGGTAATTCCTTCCAGGTAATCTTCCGCTTCGGGATAATCAGTCCTCCGAATCCTATTGTAGATGGTCTCTTTCTTCATTTCTTTCAAACAAGCCACGTACTTCATGGCGAACAACAAAGATGCGGAAATCGTAATATAATCCACGTAGCCATGCTCCTTCTCTTCCCTTTCAATACGGGCAAACATTTTATCGCGAACCTCCCCGGTTATACGTTGGTTTCTGGGTTCCCCTTCAGCTATCCGACGCAAATCGGATAACAGCGCATTGGTGCCCGGGATATTCGCAAGCCGTTGGCGGTAGTTGTCGAAGTCGTTATACACAACGACGGCATCAGGCCTGACACATTTGGTGATGTGTGACAGCAGACCTGATCCGCCAAACAGGTCCACAAACACGGTGCTGTCCGGGAACTGTCCCAGCACCTTGATAAACTCCTTCGCAAACATGCGTTTCTGCCCCACGAAAGGAAGCGGGGCGGACAAATACATCTTTCTCATTTCATTCTGCTTTAAAACGGCCGCAAAGGTCCCCAGAATAAACGAAAAACAGCGGGAAACATGAACTGTTCCCGCTGCAAGATACATACAGCAAACTACACGTTCAGCCCGAAGCGGACCGTCTCGTCACCGGCGATCAACGCACGTGTACCCGGGATATTATTCTCGTAGATATGTACATTGCCCAGGTAGAGGGTGATCGACTTCAGGGGAAGTTCTATCTGCCGGGCCATCAGGTACAGGTGGTAAATGTCGGAAGGCAGTCCGAGGTTCGCATCACTGCTGCGCTGGTAGGCGGACAGAACCAGTTCACCACCGTCCAGCTGGAACTGCACCAGACTCAGGCAGGGCGCCTGGTTGCTTTCCGCACCGGTCTCACCCAGGAAAAGCACGTAGTTCTTGCTGTTGCGTTTCTCCCGGTTGATTTTCGCTATCAACGGCGGCAGCTTCTCGAAATATGTAGGGTAACTGTTCACCAGGATGGAACCGCAGTAATCCCACCAGTTGATGCCGGCCTCCCGGTACTTCTCCACGTTACGTTCCCCCTGCATGAACAGCTGGAGCTCGCTGCGGAGTTTCTTGCGGGCGATATTATGCCCCTCGAATATGTCAAGCAAGTCCGCCGGTGTCAGCGACAGTTGCTCGTTCAGAAGGTATTGTATGTTTCCCTTCTTGTTGGTCTGTGTTTTTCCCGCGACAAGAATCTTGTCCAGGATACGGTAATACTTGTTCATAGCCATTTCCTCCTTCTAAAATTGAAACACCCTAAAGATAAGGGGAAACGGCACTCCCTACGGCATAAAACACCCCGTTCACACTGCAAGCGTCTTGCAGTCACTCTGGAAACGTTTTACCAGGGCATAAACCTTGCGCTCGCTCACCGAATATTTCTCGGACAGTACGGCCACGGCATACGAGACCTTCTCACCTTGGTCCAGCAGACGGGTATAGTCCGCGTACAGGTCGATGTATCGGGCATCCTCCAGACGGATGCCGGCCGCCTGGAGCCTTTTCAACAGCTCCCGGTTAAAGTTTAGTATCTCAATCACTTTCATACAACAAAAAAATTATATCTTTGCATCGCCAATCATTTTTTAGACAACAAAAAAACACCCAAGTGGCGTGACAGAGGGTATTTGCCCCCGGTCGCGCGCCGCTTGGGTGTGTTGTTAATAAATGATTGGCGTCTATATTAACAGGCCGGGGGCTTTTTTCTTATCCTCCCCCGAAGGATTTATTCCACCCGGTACTTCTCCGGGTCAAAATCGTCTTTCTTTTTCCAGCCGTCAGCCAGTGTATCCTGGATGTGCTTCATGGCTTTCGTATAGAAGTCCGTCAGTTCCTCCAGTTTCCCGAATGTCCGGTACCGGGGCTCCTCATCCGTCCCGAACTTGAACGTCACCGGAAGCGTCGCGCCGCCGTTCTGCACGGCAAGGTCGTGGGCCGCCTTGTAGTTGAACTGGTTCTCGCTTGACAGCCACACCGGCATACCCTCGTAAACGAAGCCGGAAAGTATCTCCCGGTCGATTTGTTCGTTGTACCAGCCCAGGATAACGCTTCTTATTATCTCACCGGAGGGCTTCCCTAAAAAGTTCTCCTCCATATAGTCGGCAGAACCGTCCTCCCTTTCCCGCACGTCCCAACGGACGCGCCACGTGTTCTTCACCGGGTTCACGCATTCCAGCAGCTTCACCCCGGCTGTTCCTTCAACTCGTTTCATGTAAATACGTATTTGGTTCGACCTTTCCCGAAGGTTTCCGTCTTGATGGTTGTTTCAAAAGGAAAGCCGTCGGGCATCTCTTTCACTTGCGAGAGGATGTTCTTCATCTCCTCGCTGTTGGTGAAGAACTTCTTCGGCTCACCGTTCATCTCGATGGCCACGATACAGCGGTCTTCTCCCTGCTCGGTCTTGATACCCGTCTCGAAGTCCTTCACTACAATCGGTAAGTTTACCAGTTCCCGGATGCTTACCACCACCCCGGGAAATCGCTTTTTGCCGTCTTCGGGCTTATAAGCGACGTTCAAGTCTTTAAATGATCTCATGTCTTTGCCTGTTAATTTTTTAAACAACGTATGACAGTCGGCGTGCTTGGCCATCCCGTAGAACGACGCTATCAGCTCACGCCTCCTTCTTCTCGATTTTACCTCGTGCATTTTTCGGGCGAATTTCTGCTTGATGCGCTTGCGCAGGCGGACGTGGTCCGCGCCGAAAGTCACATACCCCAGAAAATCGATGCCCTCGCCCAGGGGAAACACGCGCTCGTTCTCCTTCACATCGAGACCGACCCGCTGAATATGCCCATGGACGGCATCACGAATCTTCCACAATTCCGCTTTCGTTTTACCCAGTATGGCGCCGTCATCACAATAACGGTAGAAATGACGGACGGCATACCTGTCCTTCAAATAATGGTCCAAAAACACAGACAAAAGCAAATTACCCAGGCCCTGCGAGCTGCGCAGCCCGATACTCAAACCATCGGGCATCAGACGGACAAAACTCTCCAGCATGGCCATAAGTTTGAAGTCCTTGAAAACCCGGTTCACGCAATACATCACGAAATCCTGTTTCACACTCTCGTAGAACTTCGTGATATCGAACTTGTAGCAGTAACGCGTACCTTCCGGATCCTCACGCATATCACGACGGATATACGCCAGAAGGTCGTGCATTCCCCGTTTCTTGATACTGGCAGAGGTAGTACGGATGAAACGTTTCCGCAAATGGCGGTCCACCACCGCCATAATGGCATGCACGGCAATACGATCCTTCATCGGGATCACCTGAATCCGGCGTAGTTTCCCGCCCTCCACAATCTCACGTTCACGGTAGTCTTTCACGCGGAAAGTGCCGGATGCAATTTGCGCGGTCAGCTCCTCCAATACCTCGGGCTTATGCGCAAGCAGATAGCACCCCTGGCGGCTGCGTTTACGTTTCCTGCCGCGAAGGACCTGCCGGAACGAGGCCTCCATGTTGGAAGGCTCCACAATCTCCTCGATGATATGACCAACTCTGCGCATAAATACCTTTTCTTGTTTTTAATACGGGGCCTTCAATCCCCCGGGCCCGGCTTCTTCGAACCGTTTCCGGCCTACCAAACCCTACCCGACACTCTATTTTTCAGTTTTCCAGCCTCGAAAAGGCTGCTGTTACTGAGGCTTGCTTCCCTCGGCACCACGGTGGGGACAAGTCCCCGGTGTTGTACGCCGATTAAAATTCCTTTTCGATTGTTGTTCAGACGAGAACCGACGTTCGTGTTCGTATTCGAGAAATCGTTGTTCGCATTCGACATCGAGACACCGCCATTCGGGTTCGCGTTGTTGTTGCCACGATAAACCACACGGCTTATGGGGAAGCGCCACCTTTTAATTTGAATGCAAAAGTACGATTTTTCATAAATTATTATTTAACAAACAGGTACAAAACCCCGGAAACAAAAATTTTTCAACGGGCTGACGCCCGTAAAGAACGGCGTTCCCCTTACTCGGGGAACACCGGACGTTTTGTCGCTTCGCTCCCGCTTTGACGCTTTACGCGGCCGGTCATGCCACCTCGCTTATCGACTTGAACGCAGCGACGCTTGCCGCCTTGACGAGCCGGCCGCGGAAGGCCAGACGAGAACCGACGCTCGTGCTCGTAT